CAATCTTTGAAGGGGCGCGAATCGTAGCCGACCAGATCCACGCGAACATCCAGGCACTGCCGGTGAAAACGGACAACTTCCGGAAGGGCGAAGTCCGTGATCCGGTTCCTGCGGAGATCGAGGGAATGCTTGAAGGTCTCGGCATAGCGAGGAAGCAGACAAAGAACGGCTTCATCAACGTGAAGATCGGCATGGACGGCTACAACAACTACGTCACCGAGAAGTACCCCAAGGGGCACCCCAACGCCATGATGGCGCGAACCATCAACGCGGGGAGCACCTACATGAAACGCCATCCCTTCATCAACCAGGCCGTGAGGGCGCAGAAAGCCAATGCGGAGGAAGCGATGAAGGAGATCATAGAGGAAGGCATCAACGAGACGATGCAACAGTAAGGGAGGCTGACGGCCTCCCATTTCTTTTGAAGGAGTGAAACAAATTGGCAAACGGCAGAGTTTGTACGGGCTTTAGTATGCCCTGGGTCGCCAAGTACACCGAGAGCGGCGGCGCGGTCAGCTACTCCGGCGGCATCCCGCTCGCGAGAGGCGTCGACGTCACCCTCAGCATCGAGGGAAGCGGCGACAACAACTTCTACGCGGACAACGTGCTGGCCGAGACCGACACGCAGGCCTTTTCCAGCGGCACGCTCACCCTCACGGTGGACGGCCTGAAAGACGCTGCGATGAAGTTCATCACCGGCGTGACCACCACGCAGGCGGTCGCCGTGAGCGGCAGCACCGTGACCTTCGACGTGTACGACGACCAGGCGTCCGTGCCCTATGTGGGCGTCGGCTTCATCGCCCGGTACATGGAAGCGGGCACCACCACCTACGTCCCGATCATCATCCGGAAGTGCAAGTTCAGCGATCCGGAGATCACGGCGGCGACGCAGGAGGAGTCCATCGACTGGCAGACCCAGTCCCTGGAGGCCACCGTGCTGAGAGACGACACGTCGAACCACGCCTGGCGCATGATCGGCGCGGCCCAGAGCACCGAGGCGGCTGCGTACAACGCGATCAAGGCCGTCCTGACGGCGTCGGCTTAACTCGAAGGAGGAGAACAGGATGGAACTGAACGGCAGAGAGGTCGGCTTCCGGCGGTCTGTGTTGGCGACAACTAAGATCGCGGAGGTCTGCCCGAACCGGGACATCAGCAAGCTGGGTGACCTTCTGGGCGCGGACATCGTGACGGCCATAGACGCGGCGGTCGCTTTCGTCTGCGCCCTCTCGGAGGCCTACGAGCTCCACAGGAAGCGCGAAGACCCGGCGTACATACCGAACCCGGTGACGAAGGAAGAGCTCATGGACGAGGACGAGGAGACGCTCATGGCCCTGGTCATGGCAGGCGTCGAAGTGTTCCACGCCGACGGGAAGGTCACCGTGGAGGCGGAGGCCCCGAAGGGAAAAAACGGGGAACCGGCCAGCGAATAAAGCTCAACCTGTCGTGGTATCTGTTCTACGGCAGAAAACTGGGAATGGAACGGCAGGAGATCCTGGACACGCTCTACGGAGAGATGATGGACATGATCGCCTGCCTTTCTATCTATGAGGGGCACGCTGTGCCGAAGAAGCAGAGAGTAACAGATTTTGATGAAGCGATAAAGATGAGGTGATCGCGTGGCCGTTGACATTGGCGTAAGAATCGGCCTCGAAGGCGAAGCTGAATACAAGAAGTCAATCAAGGAGATCGTAGCGGAACAGAAGGCTCTCGCCGCTGAGATGAAGGCCACCGAGTCCGCTTTTGATAAAAACGCCTCCGCCCAGGACAAGGCGAAGGCAAAGATGGAGAACCTCAACAAGCAGATCGACAACCAGAAGAAGTACGTCGAGACGCTGAAGGAACAGCTGGACAAGGCGAAGGAAGCCTACGGCGACAACAGTGCCGCCACCTCCAAGCTGAGGGAGCAGCTGGCGAAAGCCGAGACCGATCTCAACAAGATGGAGGCGGAGCAGAAAGACCTGAACGAGGCCATCAAGAAGGCTCCCTTCGACGACATGAAGAAGAAGCTCGACGAGGTCGGGCAGAAGCTGAAGGACGTCGGCGAAGGGATGAAGAACGTCGGCACCAGCATGACGAAGTACGTCACCGCACCGCTGACGGCTGCCGCAGGCCTCTCCGTGAAGGCTTTCACCGAAGTGGACGAGGCTATGGACGAGCTCGTGAAGATGACCGGCAAGACCGGCACGGAACTGGAAGGCCTGGAGAGCACGGTCAAGTCGCTGGCCACCACGATGCCGGTCACGTTTGAGGACGCGGCGAAAGCGGTCGGAGAAGTGGACACCCGGTTCGGGCTCGCCGGAGAAGCGGCGGACGCCCTGTCCGAGAAGTTCCTGAAGTTCGCGAAGATCACGGACGCCGACGTGGTGGACGCGGTAGACAGCACCCAGCACGCGATGGCTGCGTGGGGCCTGTCCGCCGATAAGGCCGGGGACTACCTCGACGTCCTGGCGAAAGTAGCGCAGGATACCGGCACGAGCGTGGACACGCTGAACCAGATCGTCGGTGACAACAAGGTCATCTTCGACGAGATGGGCATGAGCATCTACACGGCTGCCGGCTTCGTTGGAGAACTGGACAAAGCCGGCGTGGATTCCTCTGCGGCGATGGCAGGCCTGAAGAAGGCCATGCAGAACGCCACCAAACAGGGGAAACCGCTCGACCAGGCACTGAAGGATCTGTCCGACACGCTGACGAGCGGAGAGAGCGACACCGAGGCCTACCAGGAAGCGATGGATCTCTTCGGGAACAAGGCAGGCCCGGCCCTGGCTGAGGCACTGAAGACCGGGAAGCTGTCGCTGACGGACTTCTCCCGCGTCTTCGGAGACTCGATGGGCACCGTGGACGAGACCTACGAGGCCACGATGGACACGGCGGACAAGTTCACCACGACGCTGAACGAGCTGAAGCTGCTCGGAGCGGACGTCGGAGGCACTTTACTGGAGGCCCTGGCTCCCGCCCTGACAAAGATCGCTGAAGTGATCAAAAGTATCGCCGAGTGGTGGTCTGGACTTTCCCCGGAGATGCAGAACGCCATCCTGATCATCGGGGGAATAGTGGCAGCCATCGGGCCTCTGCTTGGCCTGCTCGGTTCTCTGGTCACTGTGGTCGGTGCCTTGAACATCGCCCTGGGGCCGGTGCTGATCATCATCGCAGCGGTAGCGGCAGCCATCGCGGCTGTGATCCTTGTCATCAAGAACTGGGGCGCAATCACGGAGTGGTTCTCCGGCGTGTGGTCGAAGGTCACCGGCGCGGTGAAAAAGGCGGCAGAGAGTGTTGCGAACTGGGTGACGAACGCCTGGAACAACGTGAAGGACTGGACGAAAAACGCCTGGGAAAACGTGAAAAGCACCGTCTCGAACGTGGCCGAAAGCGTGAAGCAGAACGTGGTGGATAAGTGGAACACACTGAAGGAGAACACCGCGACAGCGTGGAACGCGATCAAACAGAAGGTGCAGGAGAACGGCGGAGGCATCCGAGGCATCCTGCAGACGGCGACAGAGGGCTACAAAGCCCTGTGGACGAACGCCTTTCAGGCGATCAACAACGCGACCGGCGGGAAGCTGGGAGAGGTGCTGAACAAGGTCAGGGAGAAGCTACAGGCCATCAAAGACAAGTTCACGAGCATCTTCGAGTCCATCAAGACCTTCATCAAGAACGCCCTCGACAAGATCAAGAGCTTCTTCAACTTCAACTGGAGCCTGCCGAAGATCAAGCTCCCGCACTTCAGCATTACCGGAAAGTTCTCGCTCAATCCTCCGAGCATCCCGCACTTCTCGGTCAGCTGGTACAAGAAGGCCTACAGCCAGCCGATGATGTTCACCTCCCCCACGATCCTGTCCACCGCTTCCGGGCTCAAGGGCTTCGGAGACGGCTCAGGCGGTGAGATCGTCATCGGGCAGAACATGATGTACCGGATGATCGAAAGCGCGGTACGGGGCGCGGGAGGCCGTGAGAACAACTACGCGATAGAGATAACAGTGAACGGCGCAGCCGGTCAGGACGTGGACGAGCTGGCGGAAGCCATATCCGAGCGGCTGACGTTCGAGATCCAGAGAAGGGAGGCGGCCCTGGCGTGAACGAGATTCATCAGCATTTTGAGTGGCTCCAGTTCGGCCCGTATAAATCCAAGGACTACGGAGTCTGGATCTCCGGCGAGGGTTCCTTTGTCGTGCCGGAGCGGGACGTGGACGTCTTCGAGATCCCAGGGAGGAACGGGACGCTGTCCATAGACAACGGAAGGTGGAAGAACATACAGATCACCTACCCGTGCTTCATGTCCGGAAACTTCCTCGAAGACTTCGCCAAATTCAAAGAGGCGTTTTTCAGGTATACCGGGTACCGGAACCTGTGGGACACACATCACCCCGACGGATACAGGAAGGCGCGGATCATCGGAGGCCTTAAGCCGAAGCCAGGCCCCTACAACAGGAGCGCGAGGTTCGACATCACCTTCGACTGTTGGCCCCAGTTCTACCTGGACAGCGGTGACACCGGCATAACATTCACATCACCCGGAACGATCTCCAACGTCCCTGCGGAGTCGATCTCGCGCCCACGAGTCAGCGTCTATCTCGCAACTTCCGGAGGGTCGAAGAGAAGCGGATCGGTCACGATTGGCGGCAGGACGATCTCGTTTGCCAACCTTCCGTACGACGAGGGATCTCCTCTGGTCATAGACTGCGAGGAGCGGGAGATCACATACGGGCTGAACGGCAGCGTCTCCCAGTACTTCACGCTCGACGACGGAGACTTCTTCGAGATCACGCCTCCGTCCGTGAGCGTGTCCTTTGCCAGCGAAGTTGTAGGATTGAGCATCCGGCCAAGGTGGTGGACGCTGTGAGGCCCTGGCTTTTCGGCGACGGCAACTACAGCACGCCGCCGTCTACTACCGTTGCTCTCAATTACGAGAAGGAACTCTCGGACACGATCTCCTGCTATGTGGAGCGGGAGATCAACGGAATATATGAGCTGACGATGCAGTACCCCATCACCGGGGTGCTGTATTCGTCTATCGCCCTCCGCTCCATCCTATACGTCAGCCCGGACGAGTACACCGGCAGGCAGATGTTCCGCATCTACAAGATCACGAAGCCGCTGAACGGCATCGTCACGATCTACGCGAGGCACATCGCCTACGACCTCGACGGGATCGTCTGCGAGCCGTTCACCGCGTCAGGCATACAGAACGCGCTCTCCGGGATCATCTCCAACTCGATCCCGTCCAACTACTTCACGTTTTCCACAACTAGAACCACGGCCTCGAACTTCACGGTCGTCCATCCGGATACCGTGTGGTCGCTCATGGCCGGGCAGGCGGGGTCTCTTCTGGACGTGTACGGCGGCGAATTTGACTTCGACAACTACACGATCACGCTGGAGAACCGCATCGGAGCGGACAACGGAGTGACGATCGAGTACGGGAAGAACATCAAGAGCCTGCACCAGGACGAGGACGGCTCCAACATGGTGAAGGCCATTTACCCGTACTACTACACGGAAGACGACGGGCTGGTGGATCTGCCGGAGAAGGTACTGGTCAACGTGCCGTCCCTGTTCTGGAACGTGTACAAGGCCGTGGATCTCACGGATCACTTTCCAACCGGAGCACCGACAGAGAACGAGCTGAGGACAGCGGCGCAGGCCTATCTCGACAACAACGTCACCTGGCAGCCGAAGATCTCCCTCGACGTCGACTTCGTGCCTCTGTGGCAGACGCAGGAGTACGAGGGAGACGCACGGGAGGTCGTCCATCTCGGCGACACCGTGACCATCAAGTACACCGCCCTGGGCGTCAACGCGACAGCCAGGGCGATGGCATACAAGTACAACTGCCTCAAGGAGAGGTACGAAAAAATCACCGTCGGCTCTGTGAAGGCTGACCTGACCGACGCGATCCGGCAGGTCATCGGCGCATATAACGGCGAATTTTAAGGGGGAATATCAATGCTTAGAGGAACGACGCCCACCGTCACGCTCACGCTGCCGGATGACGTAGATCTGTCGTCCGCGACTGCGGCCTATATGAGCTTCGGGCAGAACTGCAAGGAGCTTTTCAGCGTGTCCATCAACAACCTGGTGCTGTCGGATAACACCGCATCCGCGACGCTGACGCAGGCGCAGACGCTCATGCTGGAAGCCGGACGGATGACGCAGATCCAGCTCCGGTGGCTCGACGACGGCGTGGCCTATGGCACGAAGATCGTGCAGGTACCCACGGACGCGATCATCAAGGACGGGGTGATCACCTGATGGTAGAGCTGAACGCAGAGCTGGCGGTGACCGACCTGAGCGTTCCGGCTGAAGTGGATATGCTCGGCGCGATCCCGGTCGGCTACGAACCGACGAGCGGACGGGGTGGCCTCTCGGACGAGATAAAGCAGGCCATCCTCGACTGCTTCCAGCACGTCGCCTGGGTAGATCCGGACGGAGCGGACTACTACCAGGCCCTGTATGACCTGTTCTTCCCGCCTGCCGAGCTGGTGAGGATCTCCGCCGTGTACACGCAGAGCGGCACCGTCTACCCGACGACCTCGCTGGACTCTCTCAAGACTGACCTCGTCGTGAAGGCGCACTACAGCGACGGCTCCGCCGTGACCCTGTCATCGTCGGACTACACGCTGTCCGGGTCTCTCACGGTGGGGACTTCCACGGTGGTCGTCACCTACAGCGGCAAGAGCACGAGCTTCTCCGTCACGGTGACCGCCGCTCCTACCCTGTCCTCCATCTCCGCCGTCTATACGCAGTCCGGCACGGTCTACGACACCGACTCCCTCGACAGCCTAAAGACCGACTTGGTCGTGACGGCGCACTACAGCGACAGCTCCAGCGAAACAGTCCCGGCGGCAGATTATACGCTGTCCGGCACTCTCACAGAGGGCACCAGTTCCATAGACGTCTTCTACGGCGGCAAGGGCACCACGTTCACGGTGACGGTGACGCAGTCCAGCCCGTTGCCCTCGGGCTATACGGGATACGACTACGTCACAAGTCCGTCCAACCATGACAACACACAGTTTGCGAACCTTATCGTGCTGAAACAGTACGCCAACCTTAACGCATTAAGCATGGAAGTGCAGTTCAAGCCTATTTCCGGGCACAACGACGGCGGCGGGTTGATTGGACGGCGTATTGGAACAAATTCGACGAACTCCTACGCGATGTACGCAAAAACAGGGAAACTGAGCTGGCACTTCCACGGTACAACTCCGTCCGGGGACTCACAAAGGCCGAACATCACAGAAGAGGCTGTAAATATCGCGAGATTCAACAACACCAGCGCGTCACCGTCCAGCGTACAGGCAAACGACGACGCGGCAATCTCTGTGACATGGTCAAACAACAACACGCTTAACCTCGCACCCACTTTGTTCGCCAACGCCACGGACAACACGGAAAACGCAATATCTGTTATCGGCAAACTCCAGATCGGTTATGTCAAGTTCTATGATTTGAGCGGTGACTTGGTAGGGCACTATCTGCCGTGCGTAAGGAACGCCGACTCCATCATTGGTATGTATGACATCGTGGGCGAAGCATTTTACACGGCGAGCAATACGACAGTCGCGACAGACGGCGGCACAGGGCACTTCTACGAGGTGGGCAACTGGTCATGATTTACGACGCAGACGGCGAAAAGGTTTTGAGTGCCTATGGCGTCGACGGTCAGCTTTTAAGCGCGGCATACGCAAAGGACGGGACAAAGGTATACCCCGCGCTTAAAGTGATGTCGTACAACGTGGGACAATGGTACGTCGGCGGCGGTGACAATGTGCCAGCCGCCAAAGATGCCGACTACTACGCCTTGCAGAACGGGATGCTTCTGCAAGACGACCCCGACATACTCTGTATTCAGGAGTACTGGAAAGTCTTCAGCAAGGCGGGAAGAACAGCGAAGTCCATTCTGGAGCAGTACTTCCCGTACATCCACGAACAAGGCGGGGACAGCGGATACTTCGGGCGGTGCGTCTGCTCAAAGTTCCCAATCAGCGACTACACCGTGCATCTGTACACGGGCGAAGCCTCGCGGTATTACGACTCATGCACGGTAACGGTCAACGGGACGCCGATAACCGTGGTAAACACTCACCTCGGCTTGACGCAGACAGACAGGGACGCGGAAATCGCGGAGCTGATAGACTTCCTCGACGACCAGACGCGGTTCCTCTGCTGCGGCGACTTCAACACGGTCATCGTTTACGACGACCCGACGTCTGCAACGACCACGTCGCAGGAATACATCGACAACGTGAAGCCATTTATCGACGAGGGATTCCACTCGGCGAACTTTACGGAGTTTGGATTCCTGTGTACGCAGGTAAAGAACGGCGGGGCGCGGAAACTGTGCCTTGACACGGTGTACACGTCGGCGAACATCGAAATCACCGACGCCTACACGGACACGACGAAACTCAACGACGGGTTGACGGACGAGGTCGACCACCTGCCGATAATGGCAGAAATCCTTTTGTGAGGTGAGCGTATGAACAGCGCAGTAATAGCCGCCCTTATCTCTGGCGCGGCGACAATCCTTGTGACGGTGATCACGGTCATCAGCACCAATGCCAAGACCAGGAGCGAGATCACGACAAAGCTGGCAGTGCAGGAGACGAAGCTCGCCACGCTGACGGAAGAGGTGCGGAGCCATAACAACTTCGCCAGCCGCATCCCGGTGCTGGAGGCGACAGTCGCCGCACTGGCTGACCGGATAGCGACTTTGGAGAAGAAGCCATGACGAACCAGGCCTTCGACGCCCTGCGGTTCGTGGCGGAGATCATCCTGCCTGCGCTGGGAGCCCTGTACGCCGCTCTGGCGCACATTTGGGGCTGGCCCTATGCGGAGGCCATCGTGGGCACCATCGCCGCCGTGGATACGTTCCTGGGGGCCATAGTCATCGGACTGAGGAAGAGCTACAACAAGAAGGAGGAAGATCATGAAGGAGATCAAAGTGAAGGGGAAGACCCTTGAAGAAGTGGCAGATACGGAAGTGACCGAGGAGACCTTCGACGAGCTGACCGGTGGGAAGGGTGATGACGATGAGTAACAGTCCTTTGATAAGCTGCACCGTCCTCAGCCCGAACAACTCCGGCACCAGGACGATGAAGATCGACCGGATCACACCGCACTGTGTGGTTGGGCAGATGTCTGCGAGAAATCTGGGCAACTGGTTTTCAAAGTCAAGCACGCAGGCATCGTCCAACTACGGGATCGGCTACGACGGAGCCATCGGGCTCTACGTCGACGAGTCGAAGAGAAGCTGGTGCTCCAGCTCGGCAGCCAACGACCAGCGGGCCGTGACGATCGAGTGCGCCAGCGACACGAAGGCCCCGTACGAGATGAAGCCCGCCGTGTGGCAGGCCCTCATCAAGCTCTGCTTCGACATCTGCAAGCGCAACGGGAAGACGAAGCTGATCTGGGTGAAGGACAAGACCGCCGCCCTGGCCTATAAGCCGAAGGACGACGAGATGATGCTCACCGTGCACCGCTGGTTCGCGAACAAGTCCTGCCCAGGCGACTGGCTGTACAACAGGCTCGGAGAGCTCGCCACGAAGGTCTCCTCTCAGCTGGCGATCGACGCAGCTGCCGAGGCCGCCAAGGAGCAGGTGAAGCCGGAGCTCATCTTGTCAGCCGGTGCGGAGCTGAAGCTGTCTCGCGAGCCTCTGTACGCATCCGCCACCGTGAAGGAGAGATCCTCCACGATCACCGGCACGTACTGGTTCTGGGGCGGCTCCGCCGTGAACAACCGCATCCGGATCACGAACAGCAAGAGCCGAGTGGGGATCTCCGGACAGGTGACCGGCTGGATAGATATGCCGAAGGTCGTAGTGGTCTACAAGGTCAAGGCCGGGGACACCCTGGGCAAGATCGCGCAGTCGTACAAGATCACGCTGAAGGAGCTCCTGGCGGAGAATCCGCAGATCAAGAACCCGGACGTGATCCACGTGGGAGACCTCATCCGCATCCCGGTGAAATAAGTTCACTGCACACGAAATTGCACACGCGAGGCTTGAACACCGCATAAAATAAGGGTTTTAGTTGGGTTCAAGTCCCATCTCTCGCACCATATAGGAAAAACCCGGAAACTACAACGGTTTCCGGGCTTTTTTCTTTGCCTGCAAAGGGGTTCAGGCGGTCAATTCTGTCCAATTATGGACAAATCTGTCCATTAATTCCCAAATCTGTCCATTCACTGCACACGAAACTGCACACGATTTTCCCATTTTTACGGCGTTTCAAAATGAGAAAAGAAGCTCCGGATCTGTTCGGCTGCCGCCGTCATCTGCCCGGAGGACAGGTGGGTGTAGATCTTCTGCATCGTGTTGATATCCTGCCACCCGCCCAGACGAGCTGCTTCGAGGACGGGCACCTGCCTTTCCCAGCACAGTGACGCGAACGAGTGCCGGAGTCCGTGGCATCCAACCTGGGGCAGGCCTTCACGGGCGCAGATCCGGTTCACCTGGTTGTAGACGGAGTTCGGGTGGCCCTTCATCACTCTGCCGGTCTTGTCCTTCACCTTCCGGAGGGCTTCCGTCAGCTGAGGGATCAGGATGGGCACGTCCCGCGTGCTGGATCTCGTCTTGTTCGTTTTCTTCTCCACAAGGCCGTTCTCGCCGATGACCACAGACCGCCGGACGTGGATGATCTCGTTCTTCAGGTCGATGTCCTTCCAGTCCAGAGCGGCGATCTCCGACCGCCGGAGACTGCACAGGGCGAGCAGAGCGGGGATTTCACAGCGTTCCCCTGTTACCGCCCTACAGAACTGCAAAACCTCCGTAGAAGTCAGCCAGGGCCTCACAGCGGCAGGCACGGCGGGGAGGTTCACGCCCTCGCAGTCCACGCCGTACTCTTTCAGCGCGGCGGTGATCAGGCCCCAGGCGTTCCGGACTGTCTTCGGGGACACCTGCTTCACCTCTTCGGAGACCATCCGCTGCAGCGTGCGGCGATCCAGCGCGGAGATCTTCCTGCCCATGTACGCCTGGAAGCGGTTCTCCCTGTAGGATCTGTACGCCTTCACAGTCGCCGGAGACAGCACCGGCTCGCGTAACTGAATATACTCGTCAATCACGGCCCCCAGAGTCAGCTTCTGGGGGCTTTTCTCTTTGTGCCCGTCTCTCAACAGGAGGGCGCGGGAAATCGCCTCCTGCGGGCTCTCGGCGGTCACAGAGAGACGTCTGCCGTCCACGGTCACCTGGCATCGCCACGACCCGGACGGCAGCTCGACGGGCTTCGGATAGCGTTTCCTCATGGGAAGGCCCTCCGCTTCATCTCCAGCACCTTGCCAACCACATAGACGCGGAGGACGTCAGGGCCTTCAAAATGCATCGGCGGATAGTAGGGGTTGTAGCTGATCAGGTCGATGTTCTCGGCGTCGTACTTGACCTTCTTGATGTACCCTTCCTCGCCGTCAACGATGAAGACACCGACGGCACCGGAATCGACGGAAGTCTGCCGATGGACGAGGACGAGATCCCCGTCGTTGAATATCGGAGACATCGAGTCGCCGGAGATCTCCAGGTAGTAGTGATCCGCATCGCAGTACCTGTTGTCGGCTGCCACGTACTCGAAGACGTCCTCGGCGGCGATCACGCCCTTCCCGCAGGAAGCAAGGCCGATGACCGGGAGCATCCCCTGCGGAGGGACGGGCCGCTCGTCGAACAGCTCCGTCGCCCTGGTCTTCATCAGCAAAGCGTTCCGGTCGCAGTTGAGGATCTCGCAGAGCCGGTCAAGTTTTTCTGTACGCGGAGTGTTCAGTCCGTTCACCCATGTGGAGACGGTCTGCTTCGATACTCCGAGCCGATCCGCCAGCTCCTTCGCCTTGATGTTGTTCTTATCCATCTGGAACTTCAAGTTCGTCGAGAAGATGCGTAAGTACTCTTTCTTCATGTTCTTCACCTCCGTGGGAGTCCAATATACAGCATAATATTGGACAAATCAACACTTATTCACGAAAAATTAAAAAAGGTACTTGACTTGTCCAATTTCCTGCCGTATACTGGCTCCGGTGGTCAGGTTTAACTGGACTACCGGGAAGGAGGTGAGCAGATGGCAATCACAATGAAGGCGGCACGAGTAAATGCCGGATTCAAGCAGAAGGACGCGGCGAAGGCCTTATCTGTCAACGCTGGCACGCTGTCGTCCTGGGAGAACGGCAAAACCCTCCCGGATCTGCGCCAGCTCGCAGAGATGTGTGAGCTGTACGGCATCGAGCCGAACGACATTTTTTTGCCGAGAAAGTCCAATTAAATTGGACAAGGAGGAAGCATGAACACAGGAGACAAGAAGATCGTGGAGATCTTCGCCGGATGGAAGGCGGCTCACGGATACGATCACGAGACGGCAGCCAGAGCGGCTGGCTTCGCATCGTACAAGACCTGGAAGCGCAGGCTGGACGATCCCGGCTCGCTGACGGTGAAGGAGCTCCGGAAGCTGGTCGAAGCGACAAGGGCAACGGACGAGGACATCGTCCGGATGGTGACAGGAAGGAGAACGAGATGATTCTGGAAGCATTGATGATCATAGCCGGGCTGTTCGGCCTCGGCGTAGTGGGAGGCCTGGAGCGCGGCCTGCTGGGCATCGTCCCGGCGGTGATCCTGCTCCTGCTGACGGCGGCGGCGGAAGTCCTGCTCGTCAGCATCCGGAGGGCGATGAGATGAAGACGGCACCGCAGAATGATCGCGTGATTGCGTACATCCTGGCATACGGCAGCATCACCGCCGATGATGCGGACAGACAGTTCGGATGCAAGCGACTGGCCAGCAGGATCTGCGACCTCAAGCGAAAAGGGTACAGCATTGGCAAAGTCATGGAACTTGGCAAGAACAGATACGGAGAAGACGTGCGGTATGCACGTTACTTCCTGATAAAGGACTAATCACGGCAGGTGACATGGCAAGGCACGTTACGGAGCGGCCAGTTACGGCGAGGAGGTCCTGGTTAGGTACGGCAGGCAAGGCCCGGTTCGTCACGGTGGGGCACGGCAAGGCGGGATATGTCAAGGCAGGCAAACAAAGAGACGTGGCAGGCATTAAGCCAAATTTTTCATTACAAAGGAGAACAAGAACATGGCAACCAAGAAGGAGACGACAATCGAAATCAGCAGGATTCAGTACGGCGAGATCCCGGTGCGGATTGTGGGCGACACGCCCCTGATCATGCACGCATGGAGCGCAAAGGCGAAGCGCGAGATGCTGGAGAAGCAGATCGGCGCGACTAAGACGGCGGCCAGAGAAAAGAAGAACCCAATCGAGGACTTCGTCTCTTCCATGTACTGGCTCACTCCCATGCCGGAGGAAATGACCTACGACGCGGTGAGTGATGTCATCGGTGACGCGAAGTTCGGCTTCCCTGTTACCGCATTCAAACAGGCGGCCATCTCGGCGGCTTATCGCATGGGATGGGCAAAGGACAAGATGAGCATGAGGGGAGCGTTCTTCATCACGGCGACCGCCCAGGGATACTTCGCCGGTGATCTTGTCATAGACCACGATGCGAACAAGGTCAACGTGGTGCCGAACCAGTTCCGGGCCGAGCAGCTGCTCCGGATCAACTCCGACACTCCGCAGATGCGCGAGGATATGGTTCGCGTGGGAATGGGGACGGCGGACATCCGCTACCGGGGCGAGTTCAGTAACTGGTGGGCGGACGCGGTGATTCGCTACAACGTGAACGGGCAGTACTCAGCAGAACAGATCGTGAACATCCTGAACGCGGGCGGCTCCGTGTGCGGAGTCGGAGAATGGAGGCCGGAGAAGGACGGCCAGTACGGAATGTACCATGTAGAGGCCGCCGTGTAAGGCGTAAACAACTGAACGAGTGACGTGGCGAGGTTAAGCGGGCGGTATTTCCCGCTTGGCCTCGCATTCTTTTTGGCAGGTCGGGCGTGTCCAGTTTTGGAACGGTAATGTGCGGTAGGCAAGTTGTGGTTTGGCAGGCAAGGATAGGTTTGTCACGGTCGTGTATGACAGGGATCGGTACGGCTGGCTCGGCTTGGCGTGGATGGGCAGCCGTGGCGAGGTTGGGCACGGTGCGGATGGTTGTGGCAGGCAGGGTTAGGCTCGGCTTGGATGGGCCTGGGCGGCGAGGTTTGGCGCGGCTGGCAAGTTGTGGCAAGTCCCGGAGCGGTCAGCACCGGCGAGGTAAGGCAGGCAAGGCACGGCATGGCACGGCGAGGCGGGGCTTGGAGAGGCGAGGTCAGGAAAGTCGAGGCAAGGCAGGCGTAAGCCTAAATCAAAACAAGGAGGAAGAACATGAAGTACACATTCACACCAGGAGCGCGGATCAAAGCTGATCCGCAGGCCGCCGGAGAGATGTGCGAGGAGCTGGAGCGTACCGGAGGGCTGACCGCAAAGCGGCTGGTCGATGCCAATCGGGCGAAGGACGCACCCCTGCACAACTGCTTCGAGTGGAACAACAAGAAGGCGGCGGATCTCTACCGCGAGGAACAGGCGCGGAGGATCATCCGGGCCATCGTAGTCATCCCCGAAGAAACGCAGGAGCCAATCAGGAAGTTTTTCAACATCGAGTACAAGGAGCCGGAGTACAAGAGCATCGAGGTGATCCTTAAGAGCGAGGACGATACGGAGAAGCTGTTCCAGAAATGCCTCGCAGAGCTGAACGCAGTCCGGAGGAAATACGCAACTGTGCAGAAAGCGGCTTCTGTATTCGCCGCAATCGACCAGCTGACCATTGAGGAACACATGGAAGGAGATGAGATCGCATGAACTGGGACAAGGTAGAAACACGGGTATGGGCAAACGGGGAGCGCACGGTCGCCTACCAGTTCCTCGACATGAGGATCGAGAGCAGGCGGCGGCTGATCCCGCACGCGAACAGGTCGGGCGGATGGCTGAACACCACCTACTTCCTCATCTGGCCGGACGGCTACGAGGAAGAGTACCGCACGCTGAGAGAAGCGAAGGAAGCCGGAGAGAAGGAGCTGGAGAGACGTGGATATTGAAGAAATGAAGGTCGAGTACCATCTCGCCAAAGACCCGAAGGAGCAGATCCGGATGATCGCCGATCAGTGCCTGATGAAGCCGTATGAAGTGGCAGCCATGCTCCGGAACGCAGGCGAGGACGTCGACAAACGCTGGTTCCCCAAACCCCAGCCGAAGCAGAAGAAGCAGAGGACACCGCTGTGGCAGTCCACAGAGATCCCGGAGGCTCCGGATCTGCAGAGATACCTGGACATCGCCCACGCTGTGGCGGACGCAGGCATCGAGGCGGCGGAGCTCCGGAAGGAGAACGCTGCGCTCCGGGCAACGCTGGAAGAGATGCGGCAGATCCTGCTGCCGCTGCTGAAACCGAAAGAGGAGGAAGAGACATGAAGATCCTGAAGAAGGAACCAGGTGGTGTTTACTACCTGAAAGACATCCCGAACACCCTGGAGGCCATGCAGACCGAGGTGGGCGGATACATCGAGCAGGTCACCGTCGACCGCAGCTGCGCCATCATCTGCAACGAGGAGGGGCTGATCAAGGGCCTGCCGTACAACACGAAGCTGGCGGGCATCCACTTCCTCGGCCCGATCTTCGTCGTGGGAACGAAGGGCGAAGAGTACTGCGACGTCCCGGCCCTGGTGGCGGAGATCCTGGAGGTGACGGCATGACACTTTACGAGATAGCGCAGGAGATGGCCCTGCTCATAGATCCGGAGACCGGCGAGCTGAAGGACTACGAAGCCTTCGAGGCCCTTGCGATGGAGAAAGAGGAGAAGATTGACAACACGGTCAAATACATCCTCGACCTCGAAGCGGAGGCGAAGGCGGTCAAGGAGAGAGCGGACGCACTGGCAAAGAGAGCGCAGTCGGCGAAGAAACGAGCGGAGCAGCTGCGTGAGTACTTGCAGGAATATCTCAACGGAGAGAAGCGTAAGACCGCCGACTATGTCATCGGCTACCGCAGGACGGAAGCGGTGGAGATCACCGACGAGGACAGGCTGATCGCATGGCTGACGGAGCACAAGGAAGATGCTCTTACCTATCAGCAGCCGAAGATCTCCAAGGCGGCGGTCAAGGAAGTCCTGAAGTCCGGGGAAGAAGTTCCCGGTGCCGAGCTGGTGGAACGCCAGGCGATGCAGATCAGGTGACGGCCATGACGAAGGTACTGATCCGCACGAAGGGGCGAGACCTCAAGGACAAGGTGATGGCGGTCACCAGGAAGTGCATGGAACTGAAGGACTCCTTCCCGTACTTCTGGTGGGAGTTCACCTCCAGCGGAGGGAGGACTTACTTCTCCGCGTCCTACAGGGACGACGAAGGCGGCGACGGCTTCCAGTTCCCCATCCACATGGTCGAGGTCGACGAGAGATACAAAGAGATCCGGAGAGAGCTGGACGAGCTGAAGTGGTCGGCCCTCTTCTGGCAGAAGGAGGAACGAGATGGATAACTACTTCGAGAAGCTGAACGCGGTCAACGTAAACGAGCACACCGAGAAGAAGAACGGCCTCACATACCTCTCATGGGCGTGGGCCTGGGGCGAGCTGAAGAAACGTTACCCGATGAGCTTCTACACGATCTACGAGAACAAGGACGAGCTGAACTACTTCACCGACGGCAAGACCGCATGGGTGAAGACCGGAGTGACGGTCGTGGATGAACTGGCCAACCTGAAGATCGAGCACGTCGAGATGCTCCCGGTGATGGACACCAGGAACCGCTCGATCCCGGTGGAGCAGGTGACGAGCTTCGACGTCAACAAGGCGATACAGAGATCGCTCACGAAGGCCTGCGCCCGGCACGGCCTCGGCCTGTACATCTACGCGGGCGAAGATCTCCCGGAGGAGAGCGTGCAGAGCGACAGCTTCAAGACCGGCAAGCCTTATCCGTCGGTGACCTGCGAACGCTGCGGCAAGGAGATCCAGCCGACGAGGAACAGCAAGGGGCAGATCCAGAGCGTGCAGGATCAGGTGGAGTTCTCACAGAAGAGCTTCGGGAAGAACTACTGCCTCGACTGCGCGAAGGCTGAGTGGAGCGGGTCATGACCGACCTGTATGAGGAGTTACAGGCCAAGACCCGGCAGCTGGACGCATCCATCCGTCAGCTGAGGAAGAACGGCACCGAGTGCGCCGAAGCGGAGCGGGACTATAAGATCCTGCTCCGCACGGAGTGCCTCCGGCTGAAGGAGGAAGGCATGGCTATCGGCATGATCGACAAGGTCTGCTATGGCATCCCAGCGGTCGCAGAAGCCCGTTTCCGGCGGGATGTGGCCGAGGTAGTCTACACGGCCAACCAGGAAGCAATAAACGCCCTGAAGCTGCAGATGCGGCTCATTGAGAGCCAGATACAGAGGGAGTGGGGAGCATCAGCAAGTCAATAATTCAACGTGAGAAGGAGTGCTGGGTCTGCGGATACACCCGGAACCTGCACCGGCACCACATCTATCCCGGCCTCGGCAGGCGGGAGATGTCCGAGCACTTCGGGCTGTGGGTCTACCTCTGCCCGTACCATCACAACGCAAGCCAGGCGGGCGTCCACTTCAACAAGGATCTCGACGCGAAGCTGAAGCGATGGGGGCAGAGGAGATTCGAGGAAACACACACGAGAGCGGAGTGGCATCGCTACTTCGGCAGATCTTACTTAGAGGAGGAAGAGTAAATGAACAGCGTAAACATCACGGGCCGGTTCGTCGCAGATCCGGAAGTAAAGACCACACAGGCAGGGACGTCCGTCTGCTCCTTCACGGTGGCGGTGGATAGGAGATACACGTCGAAGGAGAGCGAGCAGAAGGCGGACTTCATCGACTGCGTCGCCTGGAGGCAGACGGCGGAGTTCATCGGCAGATACTTCAGCAAGGGGCGAATGGTCGCCATCTCCGGATCTCTGCAGACCCGCCTGTATGACGACAAGAGCGGGAACCGCCGGAAGGCCGAAGAGGTCGTGGTAGATCACGCAGACTTCTGCGACGGCAAGCCGGAGAGCAAGACGAACGACTGGGCAGTGCTCGACGATGACGACGAGGGAGGCCTGCCGTTCTAATGGCTGAAAGACGAATGTTTGCCAAGACGATCATCGACAGCGACGCCTTCCTTGATATGCCGATGTCGGCGCAGGCCCTGTACTTCCACCTCGCCATGAGGGCCGACGACGACGGCTTTGTGAACAACCCGAAGAAGGTCATGCGGATCGTCGGAGCGTCAACGGACGACGCGAAGATCCTGCTCTCCAAGCGGTTCCTGCTGGAGTTTGATTCCGGGATCATCGTGATAAAGCACTGGTGGATGCACAACTACATCCAGAAGGACAGATACAAGCCGACCGTGTACCAGGAGGAGAAGGCCCAGCTCTCCAAAAAAGCGAACGGATCTTACACCTTCGGAGAGGGCGAAAACCTCTTGGATACAGGTTGTATACAGGATGTATCCAAAGTGGATACACAGGATAGGTTAGAGTTAGGTAAGGATAGGATAGAGTTAGGTAAGAGTAAGGATAGAGATAGGTTAGGTAAGGAGAGAGAAGACGCGCACGCACGCGATCCCTTTTCCGCTTTCGCTTTCAACGAAGACGATCAGGATCTCACAGACGCTTTGATGATGTGGCTGTCGGAGATGTCTGACATCGGGCGACCGCTCTCAACGAAAGACCAGGGAGAGATCCTCGACCAGCTCCGCGCAGAGATCCCCAGAGCGGAATGGATACCGGCAATAAGGAGGTCCGCAGAGAAGAGATGGCGGAAGGTCTACCGCAGGAAGGAAGACAAGGCGACGGCAGCCAAGACCGAGAGGGAGAAGTACTGGGCCATGCCGCCGACGAA